TTACGGCTCCTTTCGTGTCCCGCCGCTGACAAGTAGTGGTCTTCGCTCAGTGTTTCCGTCGTACTCTTTCAAGTAAGATCCGTAATGCCTGAAGAGCATCTCCGGCCCCTTGTGGCCCATCTGTCCGGCGAGCCAGAAAAGGTTGGCGCCCTGGCTGATGTGGCGCGTCGCAAATGTATGCCGGGTCTGGTAAGGGTTGCGGTATCTAATCCCCGCCTTACGTAAAGTTGGGACCCAGGCTTTTTTGCGGATCGCGTCTGCGCTGGCCCACGGCTTATTCGTTTTCGGATCCTCGAAAATAGTCGCATCTTTCATGAAGGTGAAGGTTTTCTGATTCGCCAGCACTGCCATCGCCACATCGTTAAGTTCTACTTTACGTGTACCTGCCTTTGTTTTCGTTCCCTTGATAATGCCTACTACACTCGCGTTCTGAACGTGCGCGGTCTTCCCGATGAAGTCGATATCGCGCCAGCGAAGCGCGCATAATTCCGAACTGCGCAAACCCGTCTGGATAGCGAACATAAACAGATTTTCCCACTGCTTATTACCGGCAGAGGAGAGGAGGGCATCTACTTCTGCTGGTGAAAGCGGATCGACAATATAGTCACTGTCAGCAGTCGATTTGTCGCTTTGATAGCGGGATGCTGTTACCAGAGATACCGGGTTAAGTTGAAGCACACCATCTGTTACAGCCTCGTCCAGCGCTGAGCGCAGGAAAGATAGTTGGTTGCGAATTGTCTTTAGCGTGGTGGTGCGGCTCTGGATCCATGCTTTCATCGCCGCCGGCGTCAGCTCGCTTGCAGGCAGTGAATGAAGGGCTACCAGAGCGCTTCGACATTTTTTATAACCGCCAATGGTAGACGGCGAAAGTTTTCGCGTTTCACAGATGTTGATGTATTCGTCCAGGTACATTTTTATTGTCTTTCCAGCAGCCGCATTGCCAAATAACTTTAACCGTGCGGATCGCGGGAAATATTCTGCATAAACGAATGTTCCACGCTCGATTTGATTATGAATTTCGCCGAGGGTCCGCTCGGCGTATTTCAAGTTTTTGGGGCTCACTTCTAAATTGGAAAGGGGCTCTCTACATTTCACCCCTTTATAAGTGAACGTAATATTGATGGTTTCACCCTGGCTGTGCTTCCTGATGGTCACGCCGCGCGGGAGTTTAGGCGACTCTGTCTTGCCCATTTAGCTACCTCACTTAGATCAATCCATCTCTCCTTAACGCCTTCCACCTTCAGAACCTGAACACCTTCACGCCAAACGCCGCGCTGTAAGCGCTTATTAATGGCATCAATGCTCTCACCAGTTTCATTGCAATAGGCTGAGATAGGGACACAATCGAGGTTCAGCATAATTTTCTCCACTAGCCCGGCTGCACCCGGGCGTTTATCTTAAACAATATTATCGTTGGTGATCGGGATGAGCCGTTGCCATATTGCCGAAACATACTTCGCCTGGTGCCGCGCATCCGCCAGGGCGTTATGCATATCACCCTCGAAAGGAATCTCGTAGCGCGGGTTAAAACCGACAGCGCGGCCCAGCTCTACGATTGTTCGTACATCGCGGTCATTCCAGAATTCCCATGGGCAGAAAAGGCCATGACGTTCGAAAGAGGCCCGGGTGATCACGTTGTCGAAAGTTGCCCCGTTCCCCCAAACCTGTAGGTTTTTCGAAATACAGTTTTCATCTATCAGGCGCCTTAGACCCCCGGGCGCGTTGGTGATATTCACGCGTTTATCGCTGGTGATTTCTGCCCGCGCCTCGGCGCTCTGCTTCATCCACCAAAAAATGGTACTGGGGTCAGATGCTGCATCCCGAACCATGGATGATTCCAGATCCACAACGGCGTAATACTCGGGACCCAACTCACCGGTAGAAGGCTCGAACAGTAGGGCCCCGATCGCGATTATGGGTGCGGTAGGCTTATCGCCCATCGTTTCAAGGTCAATCATTAAGTGGTTCATATTTTTGTCTCCTGCTGCGGCGCCGCAGCAATCATTGCAGCCCAGCACAACTTAGCCCGGTGCGCCGCCTGCTCGCAGCCGCTCATAGCCTCATATGCCTCCGGGTCGCGAAACTCTTCGCGCAGCTCTGCTTCGAAACCAGCGATAACCATGTCTTCTGTCGGCTCAGCCGGCACCAGTACATAACCATCAGGCACTACCGGTTCAACCGGGGCCCTCAGTCTTTCCAGCGCAATTTCTGCCAGGCATTTATCCATTTGCGCCAGCTGGCTCTCTGGAAATCCGGCAACCATTGCAAGGCGCATTTTGGCGCGAGTAATCAGCTGCTCTTTGGTGAATTTAGTCATGGATTAGTCCGCCCAGTAAGTGAGTTCTTCCGCCAGGCGGTCATCTGCCTCGGCCTGATTCGGGATATCAGCATCGGTTTCAATGCTGGCTCCTGCAAAATCACGAGCGCAGGCTTTCCGGTGCTTGCGGTTACCCATGCCCCATTCTGGGTTTTTCAGCTCTTTGTTCCATGCGCGCAGCATGAGTTTCATTGGTGACTTAGCCATCTCAATCCTCCCCGTTGATGCGGATTCCAGCTACCCGCAAAGCATGTTCAACATCGTGACGAGAAAGCCATGGGCCGTTATCTTTTGGGATCATGACGCCGCGTTCTGCTTCGTTAATCGGATGGCCCGGGCGAACTAAATAACCAGTGGGGAGCGTAACTTTTCCACCCTGCGCACGCACTTCAGCCAGGAAGGCGTCGGTTGCCGGGGTTTCTCTCTTGGCTTTACGCAGCACTTTGACGGAATGCCACGACTCAGCAATATCTGCATTACCATGGCGCTCTTTGGCGTGCTCCCGGTTAAGTTTGATGACCTTCTTTGCGGCAGCCTTCAGCGCTGCATTCTCCACCGCGAGCCGGTCACGCTCGCTCAGTGATTCGCATAGTGCGGCTCGGGTTACATCCAACCGCGTAGCCAGTTCGGTGACCAGCTTCGCTGACTCCGGTGGTAGTGACCGGGCTGCTCGGTGGGCTTCTGCCACTAACTGTCTTGTGGTCAGGCGCATTTGCGGATCCCCATCAGCTCGTTGAACCGGGCCATGAATAGACCGTAGGCCTGCACCGGGCGAAGCGGGATGACGGTAAACAGGTCGGTCGTTGGGATGCCGTCGAGCACTGGCCACACGGAACCGTCGTCGATATCCAGATCCCGGCGTTCGGTACCGAGCATTATCAGGTCGGCATACTTCACCGTGTCGTGCTGGTGGGCCGGTAATCCGAACTTAGCGCGGATCTCGCTATCGACATACGCCTCGATACGCTGGTAATCCGGGAGCAGACGTTTCAGCGGTGCCGGGATGTCCTGGCAATACGCCTCAGCAGCATCATGCAGCAGCGCTTCAAGCGCGAACTCTGCTGGAACCAGCTGGCTGACCAGCACCGAGTGCTGCGCGACGCTGTAGAACTCCGGCAGGTGGCCGGCAAAGCGGCAGATGTGGGAAAGAGCCGTGGCGATATCCTCGATCACGATATCTTCGTGATGAATACCGAGGTAGTTAATATGCTTCCCGGACAGTGTCTGAATATATGACATTACGTGTTCTCCATTAATACGCGCTGCACCTGATTTTTGGTTGAGCGAATCCCTCGCCTGCTGGCGATCGTTAATTTAATTTCGCTTCACTAAATGCCCCTACGCGGGGCATTTAAGGCAACGTAATTAAGCGCTGAACGAACCGATATAGGTTTCCACCTGGCTGCCTTTGAACTTCTCGACCAGCAGATCACGGAACTCGGTGGCCATATCTTCCTGCAGGGCTTCCAGCTGGACAATGCGCAGCACCAGAGTAGGGCGATCGCCGCCGATGATGCTCAGCCGCAGCTTGAATGGACGCTCTGCCAGGCCTTCGAACGGCACGCAACGAAACTCGAACGCCACCGGCATGATGTCCTGCGTGCGAGCTTCAACGCTTTCCATCAGAGAACGCTTACCGCTGAAGTCCTGATCCTCATAGTCCGCTTTCTGGATGGACTCGATAGTGATTTTGCGGATCGCTGCTGCTGATTTTTTGGCGTCAATAGCCTGGCCATCAGCATCAAAGCCGGTAAGGTTTTCGGCCCAGTCTTCCAGCCACTCGGCCAGCTCTTTCTGTGAGTGACGATCGCCATTGACAGACAGCAGAGAGACAAATGGGGCGGTCTTTTTCAGCGCCAGCTGCGCGGTGTTGTCTGCATGCCCCGGGCTTTCGATTGTGCCGAGGTTGAAGACCGCTGCGGCGCGCATATCGTCGGCGTTGATAAAGCAGCGGCTACCTTCATCAGCGTAGCCAGTGGAATAGCGCGTAAAGTCTTCAATACTGGCGGTTACCATCTTTCCGCGGAAGCGGTAGCGTTCCATGCAAAGCGATTCCAGGCTCTCAATGCGGACACCCTGCGGAACGACAGCAGCAGGGCAGTCCACACCTTCAAGTTTCTCTTCCATGTAGCGAGAGAGTGTCAGATCGCTAATTTTTTCGATCGCGGTACCGTCTAAAGAGTGGGACATGGTGTTTCCTTAACGTGGGTAAATGGTAGGTTACTGCTGCGAGCGCAGCTTCGCATCCGGATCGCCTTTGAGGCTGAACAGCTGCCCCTGGTCTTCCTGCAGGATGGTCAGCTTGCCGCCGCGGTTGACGTACATCGGCGTTTCGGTGCTGTCCTCTTCTGAGGATTTACCGCGAGGGGTAGGGCGCACATAAGCCAGCTTGTGCTTGATCATCACGCGCTTCTCTTCGACAGAGTTGCTCATGCGGTCCAGCTCAAAGGTCAAAGTAACTTTCCCCTTCTGGCCGTTGTTCAGCACGCCGAAGGCGACCTCACTCAGCGCTACGGCTATCTTGTTCTGGAACACGCCTCCATCCAGTTCGCCCATAAACTCGGGCACATCGGTCAAACGTTCATTACTCATCGGGTATACCCTCTGAAAAAAGGCTGCTGACACAGCCGGGTTAGTTTCTCCACACAACACAGAAGAGCATCTGCTGGTGGAACAGCCCGTGCGATTGGGTTATGAGCCGTCGCTACGGTGATGCTCTTGTGTGTTGCGTAAAAAAATTGCGGCATCCTCACGGGTAGAGACAGATGCCGCCAAAGACAGCAATGCAGCTATTACAGGTCTTAGGTTGTGGTGGCCGGTGCTGATCTCCGGCTTGGTTAGTGCTTCGCCTGGTCATTATCACGCCTAGTGACCTCTGCAGCTCGTCGCTGCGCCAGTACAGGTCATATCGCATCAGCCTGCGCATTCACCACAACTGGAAGAGCACTGCCGGTATCCGAATCGAACGGATCATTTGG